TTCTGAACAATGTTCAGGATCAGGACATGTAAATTGAGGTTCACATGAAATAGGTGTAGTTAACCCATCATTACAAAAAAAATTTTGATTGGGTTGATTATTGTCCATTTAGGTATTAATAGTTTTAAGTAAACCCAGATTAAAATCTATGTTATATTTTTATCTTTAATCTAGTATAAGATAAGAAATTTTTAATGTACTATTTAATGCAATAGTAGGAGAAATATTATATATTTTAATTACAAAACTTCCATTTGCTATAGTATTAGTAACTAAATATGGTAATCCTGTACCATTATAATCTAGTGTTAATAATATTTTAGATGCTGTAGTTACTTTACTATTATTTACAGTAAAAGATGCATTTAAAGAACCAGCTAAAGTACTAGAAACAGTTGTTATTGTTCCATTATGTGCATTAACTGTAACAGCAGTAGTTATTGCTGTTATTTGAGTTACATTAGCTGAATCATATACTGCTTGTAAAGGTGCTGTATTAACAGCTAATGATAAATAATCATCATCTCTACTTGGATCTTTAGCTCCAATAATTAATAAACTTTGTACGTCTGTTGGTAGTTTTGTTCTGTAATTACCAGATTTAATCCAGCTAATAAAATTTAAGATATCCATTTTGTTTGTTTTTTAAGTATTAATAATATATATATATATAATATACAAAAAATATTTTATATTATAAACTATTTGTTTCTTTTTTTTATAGGTAATTCATCATACCATACTTAACCATTAACGGGATAGATATAAGTATCTTTTAATTCTTTTAATAATTCAAAATCTTTAGAATAAACACAATTAAATTAAGGTGTTATCTCAAGAACAGAAATGATTACATCTAATCTATTTGAATGAGAAGCTTGTGCCCTTACTATATCATTTACTTCTATAGGTATGGGCATCCCTAAAACCTGAAGAGATGACTGTATTGGAACTAAGGCTGTTTTTATTATAGAGTAAGTTGCCAAAGTTGAGTTTTTATAGATTGTAATAGTGATACTAGCACTATTAGTACTATCAACATTAGCAACACTTATACCATTAATAATGGATGTTCCAGTTGCTCCTGTAAAAATAGTAGTACTTGCTGTTGTTGCTAAGGAATATCCATAACTTTTATATACATCTGCCATTTTATTTATTTATTTATTGAATTGATATAGAAGTAGTTAATTTTGTTGTTTTTGATTTATATGTTGTGTTTATATTTTATTTATTTAAGCAGTTGGAGGATTGTTTTTATATGGATGACCAATTGGTAAGTTTGCTTGCAGTCCCCATTTCCATGCAAGATAACCTTCAATAAGTTGGCGATCAGTAGTTGAGGTAACGGAACTAACTATTATAGTTTCAGCAAGATCACCAGCAAAGCGTCTTTGGGTAATGTCATCAATACCACCAATATTTATTGCTCCAAAAGTTGAAAAACTGGCTGTAAGAGGAGTGCTAAAGGTGCTACCATCTAACCAACCATTCATAGTGGTTCCGTTGTATGTGTAGTTCAAAAGTCGTACTACATTGTCCAACCAACTATTTTCTATTACTGTAATACGAGTAGCGTTCATTACAAAGTCAGCAGTATTAATCTGTGGTGAGGACAATCCCGTTCTCAATGTTCCTATTCCTGCAATAATCCCACCACCACTTGATGTTGACATAACTAATGGTCTAACAATTGATGCCGCATCTGATGTTTGAGTACTCTTTTTAGCAACCAAGAATATTGAGTGACTGTTAGTAAGATTCCAAGTAGTAGTCATTATTGAACCGTCATTAATTCCATTAAACCTTAGAATTGTTTTACTATTTAATCCACTCAAAACACGAGTTGGTTGTTTTCCTGCTGTCCCTTGAACTGCGTGTCGAGCATTTCCACTCTTGTCATTCCATTGAGATACAGTGCTACCATTAAGAGTTATTGTACTAGGGTCATTAGCATCCAACCAAAGTGCTGTTGAAATTTGTGCAGGAGTCCACAAATTACTAAATTCAAACTGTCCATTAATCCTCTCTAAATAATGCTTCCTCACATCATAAGAACCTGTTTTGGTTCTTCTTTGGTCAGAACCAATATACCCACTATTTAATTTCCAATTTCTCATGAAAAAAACCAATTTCTTATTTCTGGACTATATGTTAATGCTGCAGCAAATGTTCCATCTCCTCTTATATACTGTGATACTGTACCAGTTGGAATTGGATAATATATTGTTGCTGCTAATGCTGTAGTTAAATAAGGAGTTAATGCAGATGCTGTTATAAATCCTGATGGATTTGTAGATAAAGGATAATATAATAAACCATATGTTGATGTTCCATTATTCCATACTACAGAAGGATTAGGATATGTACCAGATAAATCACCACCAGCGGGACCTGTAGGACCACCTCCACCACTTATTGTTTTAGGTTTACCATCTGGACCTGTTACTTCAAGTCCAGCACCAAATACATTTCCGTTTATATCTATTATTTGCATTAGTATGTTATTCCGTATGTATAATAACTAGTTCCTGGTATATCAGAATACCCAATTATTTGATCACCAGCATTTAATGAATATCCTAAATTATCTGTTAATGTATCACCAGCTGATAAATTTAAATTATATAATAAAACTGTTGTATTAGTAAGAGATTCATATTTATATAAACTGACTACATATGCTAATGGATTATGCAATCTTATAATTGACAACTTATCTAAAAATAATGTAGATATAGTACCTGTTGCTAATAATGTACCTGAACTTGTACTAGATAATTCTCCTTGATTACTAAATTCTATCATACTATAATATACAAAAATTTAATGACAAAAAAAATTATAAAAAAGATCCAGCAAAGAAAATTAAAAGAAGTGATGCAACAATAAAATATGAACCAATAATATCACTTTGATGATCTATTTCATATGCATCTTTAACTTTATTATATATGGGACTTTTAAAAAAGTTTCCTATAATCCATAACAAACATGCTATGCTTAAAATTAATAACATTAATATATAATTCATAAGGTATCAATTCTACGTTGTAAATATACTAATGCTTTTTCTAAATCTTCTTTATTATTAAAAGTTTTTTTACCAGCTCTAGCTAAATATTTTATTACATTTCCTAAGTAAAAATCTTTATCTAACTTCCAAGCTTCTAACACATTAAAAACTTCATATGTTGAATCTTTTCCACCATAGTATTTAGGACGTGCTTCAAAAGGTGGAATATCTTTTCTAAAGTCATAATTTTTATTATGTTCAGAATTTAAAGTATTTTTAGTTCTTTTATCTATATCTTCTTTAGATAGTTCTTTAGAATTAATTTTATCAGTACTTGTTTTTCCAGAAAAGTACGGAAGATCATCTGTTATATTTACCATATTATTGCTATGTCCATTTCATTAAACATTAGTTTTACACTACCATCAATGTCAACTTTTTCTGCATGTTCTAATTGTGCAACAGGGATATATACTGAATCTCCAACAGCAATCTCTTCTACTTTATCACCTATAGCATATACAGTTAATCTATTCCATTGTTTCATTGCTTCATACATTAAAGCATCTTTATCTTTTTCAGATAATGTAATTACTGATTCTTTTTTTACAGGAACTTCAATAAGTATTCTTCTTCCTCTTAATGTTTTAAATGGACTCATATTTATAGTTTTAATAATTTAACAACTGACATTTGAGCATTTAGTATTTCTCCAACTGCATGATCAAACAATAAACTTTTAACTGGGGATTGTGTTGACATTGTATAAGTAGTTTTTAAAATTTCTGTAATCTCAGAAAATTTTTGTTTTACTTCTAATTCAGCACCTTCTGGTAATTCTTCTGTATTTAATCCTACTAAGATATCTCCAAAAGAATAAATTTTTGTTTCTTTAAATCCTACTTGAGCTTCATTATTTTTATGAGATCCATCACAAAATCCATCAGGGTTTTGAGTTTTTCCACATGCACATTTAATTTCATCTGACATAATATATTTGTTTAGTTTTTTACAAATATAAAAATATTTTATATTAAAACAAATATATTAAAATTATTTTCTAGAAAAGAATGTTTTTTTTGGTTGTTCTACCTTAACATCTTTTAGTTTTTCTATAATCTTATTTGCCTCTTCTTCAGCAAATGTTATTACTTCTTCTTCTTTATCTTTTATATCCCAGTTATTTAATATAATACTCATGTGCATTGTTTCATGCATAACTCCTGTAGCTTTTTCTGTAACAGAATATTTTTTAAAGGTACCTAAGTTTATAAATAAAAATGGTTTGTATGGATCTTTAGCAGTAAGTTTTTTATCTGCCGGATCATAATTAGTTAATCCATATATATAAACACCATTACCTTGATCTCCATCTTTAGGAGTAGTCATATCTACTTCTTCTGCTTGAGCATCTGCACGGCTAAGACCATGCATCTCTTCTACATTATAATAATCAAAAATTTCAGTAGCATCCTTACCAATTAATAGTAAGTATTTGCCCATGTCTATTTTTTTCATAATTTTATTTACTTACCTTGACCCCGGTATAATTTTTTATAATTTTTAGAAGACTTAAGTTTAGAAACTTTAGTTTTTGCATGAATACCAGTTCTAGAAACTTTTGGTTTATCTAACTTAGTAATTGTATCTTTAATTTTTGCCATGACTATTTTTATAAAGTATGTATTCTTACAGCACGCACATATAAATTGCTGTTTTTATTAACACCATTTTGGCTATTATTGGTAAAAATCTGTGCTTTTGCAAAAGTAGTAGTACTTTCAGTAGAATTCCAATATTGAACTAAATTAAACCCATTACTACCTAAAATTTTATTTACAATACCTGCTGAATTATAACACATATTTAATTCAAAAGCTGCTGGTAAATACCAATCACTAAAGCCACCACCTGCATAAAGTCTAGCTATTCCTGCAGCATAGGTTGCATCAGCAGGTAGAAGTGTTTGTGCTATAATATTATTAGTATTGGTAAGACCATCATGATAACTTTGTGCACCTAATGGTACAACAGGTCCACCTTGAAATGCAGTTATTGTCCAAGGTAAAGCAGCACTTAAATCAGTTAAACTTGCAATAAGAGCTTTATGAACTCCATTTTCAAACCATTCACTTACAACTATACCACCTCCCATAAGTTTACCTATATTAGTTTGAAAAGTAGTTATAGGAACAGTAACTGGTAAATATGCATCTCCTCTTGTTGGATTAGGAACACCAACTACAGTAACTGCATTATCTGGTGCAGTTGTAGTATATTTTCCTGCTCTAATCCAGGAAATAAAATTTAGAATATCCATTTTTTATATTTTTAAGTATACTATAATATACAAATAATTTATTACTAAAACAAATATAGATAATATCTGTGACATTACCTATATATAAAATTTATAGTAGGTAATTATTCCCCCGGGTATGTTCTGTCTCAGATGTACTCCCCAGGATGTCAAGTTTCTTGCACTAAAAACTGGACAAAGTTATTTGGGTTTTTAATATGTATGAGATTATGGTGGGTCCTACACACAGACTCCCCCGCCCCACTGCAGCCAGGTGGTACCCCCCATGTGAAAGGTACAGCTCTACACAAAAGTAAAAATAAAATCTAAAATAAAATCCTACCAGGAAAAAGATCTAGTCTCTAGACTACAG